GTATTACTCTACAAGCGTCAGTCCGTAGGACGTGCGCAATTTTGGCTTCATAGACTTAGCCCACCCCCAACATCCACCCACATCAGCGTCCTTGACTGTCGATATAAGCCTCTTGGCTAGGGGGACAAAATCCCCCGTGAAGTCCACGATATACCCACGTCCCTGTGGGTCTACGCCCCACGCGACCAAGCCCCCATCATCCTCGTAGAACTTCACACAATCCGCCTCCAAACATCTGCGCGTCTGCGTGGCCGGCTTGAGAAGTTCCATGCGCGCCCCGGTCTTCTCCACGTCGCTGGGGTAGCCCAACTCGGGGGGGGAGGTGACGAAGAACGTATATCGTATGTGCTCCGACCACCGCCTCCCCCGAGTTAGGCGATACTGGAATGGACGCACATCAATCATGGAAGGGGCGTTCCACGCCGTCGGCTGCCCCCCAATGCCTTCAACCCAGTCGATGAGTGCGTCTACAGAGGAAGGCCGTGAAGCGGCGGACAGGATCAAGCCTTGATAAGGTGCCGCCGTGGGAAACTCGTTTAGGTCCCTGACGATAAGCGCGGTGGTTAAGGAACCACCTTCCCAAGCTCCAACAACTACTGGGCGGTCGGCCTCTAGCCACGAGGGCGTGACAAAGAGAGAGGTTTGGTGGGAATTAGCAACTAACCGCTCCCATTCCTTGGAAGCGGTATTCGCGGGCTTGGCTTGGATACTCATGGGACCTCAATGAGTTTCTTTGGTTGGTGGGCATCGGCGATTTCAGAGATGTTCCCGTAGAGGTCTTCGAGCTTGGAGCCCTGGTAACGGGCCTTCACCTTATCGGAGGTCCCCCGCATCCACTCGATGAGTGCAGGGACGTTCTTCCGAATGTCTCGATGCTCATGGACCCAATCCTTGGCATTATGCGCAAGGCGGCGCCTGAGCGCCGCGTCCTCGATGAGCTGGCCTAGCTTGGCTTCAAACGCAGCGGGGCTTTCGTAGAGCATGCCCGTCTGGCCATCCTCTATCTCAAGGAATGGGCCGAAGGCCCCCGCTAGGGTGGCTGCTGGCCGCGAGATCACTGAGGACTCATACCACTTGATGGCGCTCTTCGCCTCGTTAAACTCAGAGGCGCGGAGTGGGCATAGGTTAATGTCGTGGCCGATGATGCTCAGGCGATAAGTGTAAGCGTCTGGATCCACCCAGGGGATGTACTCAAAACGGTCACTAAACTCAGCAAACCACCTGGCCATCACAGGGGCTTCCTGCCCAAAGGAGATGAACTTCGCCTGGGGATATTTCCGCATGACATTCTTTAGGGGATCCCTAATGCCATACAGGTCTGCCATGTGGCTCGACCCGCCAGTCCAGAGGATGCGGACCTCTTCCCCATGTTCCTCTAGGTCCACTTTGGGATATTGGGCGAAGTTGATGGAGTTTGGCCATACGAAGATATTCTTGCACCCATAGGAGGCATAGACCTTCCGCAAGGGCTCAGTGGACACAAGAACACCATCGGACTCGAAGGCTACAGACTTATGGAGCTTTAGGTTCTCAATGTTTCGTGCAATATCAAAGAGGACCCCATGCTCAATGTTCACCTTATCCTTCCAAATTGGAAGGTGCTCCCCAGTGTCGTTCACCATGTAGATGTTCTTGCCTGGTTCAAGCGGCTCTCCATGCATACCGCGTGTCCCAAGGCCAGCAAACTGTGGGTTGTAAGGCTCTATTGCCTCTGTATGGTCATCCGCGCCGAATATGATGGCGGGGCGTGGTTCCATGAGGCAGAGCTGAAGTACCTTAGGGGAGTAGGCTAAGTGATAAAGGTGAACGTCTGCATGGGCCATCGCTTGGAAGCGGGCTTCCTCTGCGGGGGCGTCCGTGTATTCCTTAAAGGATTGGTTTCCTCGGTCAACGACTACATCCGCGATTCCTAGTTGCTTAGCTACCTTAAGAGGGCCGGTAATACGGTACTTTGAGATCCAGGTATCCGAGTCACCCCACATGGTATAGACCAAGAGGGGCTTTGGATCGTACTTTATTTCCTCTAGCTGGATGTCATCGCGCGATATTTTACGCATTGATACTCAGGGTGTCGGTTCAACCACCTATAGAACCGCTTCTTATTCTGAAAGAAGCCCGGTTCCACTTGCTCAATGCAAGCTATGACAGACAGCGGGATGGACGCTACTCGCATCCAATTCCCGCTGTCTGACATGCCTGCTACGCGCCTGAAGTTCGAGATTTTGTAGGCCTCTTCGTTGGCTGCTCGAATGTCCGATACAGCCTCAACGAAGGTGTCCATACGTCCCTCAGGGAGGGTATCCTTGAGGACGTGCGCTGAGGTCACTTCATCAAGGACGTTCTCAAACTTCTTAACGTATGCCATAGGTTAGTAATTCTCGTTCCGTCGCTTCTTCCTGAAGCGCACTCCCCGAAGCGCAGGTCCGAAAGCGCGAGCCTCAATTACTCGTTCTCGCACTTTATCGGATCCACGCTTCCCTTCTCCAAGGACGAGAGGTTGGTTGAACATGGCTTTCTTTTCCCTAGCCAACTCCTCTTCCTTCTCGAAGTTCGCGCGCGCTTGAGAGCGAACGCTAGGAGCCTTTCTAGCCACGGCTGCCCTGCGTGTGGCCGTCCGACCATTCAGGGCCCGTTCGCTTCACGCGGGAATCGCGTGCAGGCTGGGTCTTGAAGCTGTCGTTCGGCGCATTCGGGGGGCCGCTTTCAGCGGTCGTCTTATTCATAGGACCTTGACTCATAGTTACTCCGCGCCCACTTTCCCCGGAGCGGGGTCATGGGTCTTTGGTTTGGTGTTGAAGGTGTAAGGGGCTCGCTTCACCGTGGAATCTTCCTCCCGAGAGGGGGGGAGTTCATAACTCCCCCCCAGGTTCGGATCCACAAACTCCTTGGGAAAGCCGCAAGACAGGTATGAACCGTGGGTCTCCTCGGCCTTATCCCAAGCAGTGATGTGAGGCGAAAGCCGCTCAGGGTTGTCCGGCTCAGCATCCTGAGCCTTAGTGCGGTACTTTCGGTAGGTTGCCATGGTTAGACCGTCGCGATGCCACGGATACCAGTCAGCATACCCAAGGCCTTCTCATGCCCAACTTCCAAGGTGAGTTCACCCAAGACAATGCCTCGGGCTGCATCACCATTCGGCGGAAGGGGAACATGCTTGATAGGCCGCAGGAAGGCATGACGGACCATAGGCGTCTCGATGAAGAACGCTCGGCCGGTTCCGCTTGCGGAAGCAGTGGCGGTTCCACCATTAGGCACCCATCTGTCAAGGACGATCTGGATGATACCGAAGTCAGACTCATACAGATCCACCGAGTTGATGAGGCGCTTGTCAGCGAGGGCGATGTTCCGTGCCACCGTGGTGTTAGTGGTGTAGGAGGAAATCTGCCGCTTGGCATACGCCCCTACATACACCGAGTCAGGATTACCTCCATCATCGAAGATGTTCTGGAGCATATCATTGAAGATAGTCTCCGAAACCGTCGAAGCAGAGGCACCATTAACCACCGAGGCGGTATTGGTGGTGATGAAAGTCGCAAGATCCTTCATCACACGCGGCCCAGTGGAGGCAGTTGCAGTCGCCGCAGCCACAATGAATGAAGAAGCCTCAATGGAGCGAGCAAGCTCCTTAAGGCCCTTCATCACCTGGTAGGCATACTCGTCCTGAACGCCAGCCGGGTCAACCGCACGTTGGGTCTGGCTGGAGTTGATGTCCTTGCGGAAAATCATAGTCCAGTTGCCCACGCGAGTCCGTGAGGTTTGAGAAGCGGTCGAGAAGCTATAATCAGCACCTTCATCAGCGTAATACGCCGACGACGTGGCCTGAAGAGCATCCTGCAACCACTCGTGGAACACATGCTTCGCCACGGTCTTCGGAGACCGGACGAACAGCGGAGTGTCCGATGGGTCGATGTTATAGATGATGTCTAGGAGGTCTTCTCGGTTGGGACCCTGGTTCCCGGTAATCGAGAACCCCCCACCGAAATAGACGCCATATCCAGCAGCAGCCATTTCTTAGTTATTACCCTTCAGCATAGAGGCAGGCGGCGGTTCGCCAGGAGCCCACATCTCAATCTTCCCTTCAGGGCCGAAGAGACGCTCCCGAGCATACGCATTCTTTGCGTTCCAATCGCCTTCCCTAGCTGCCTTCGCCAGACTTTCCAGTCGTTCGGCGTGTTGGTTGGTATTGTCAGGAGTCGAGCGGCTCACTCCCCGTCCAGCAGGAACCTCGGCCGCCGGCCGCGTCTCTGCGCGTTCGCGCCGAGTTGCGGTGTCTGTCGTTGAAGCATGAGCTTCAACGGTTGCAGCTTCATAATCCCTATAGCGACGGGAGATAAGATCCGCAGCGCCCTGAGGATCAACAGATGCCATGCGCTGGAAGGTTGCCTGGGCTTCAGGGTTATCACGGAGGTAGGTCGAAATCTTCGCCTGATCCTCCCCGAAGTAACCAACAGCTTCAGCAGAGGTCAAGAGCGGATGGAGAATCCGCTGAAGCTCTTCTGCAATGAAGGTTCGCTGGTTATCGACATCCATGCCCGCTTGGGGATCCCCAGTATCTTCGAGGTTAGACAAACCTGTCACTCGAAGCTGTTCATTGGTGGCTTGGAGAAGCCGGATGCGCTCATTGAGCGAGGTCCTCTCCGCAATGATCCGCTGGGTTTCGCGGGCCTGTTCGTTGTAACCCTTTTCCAAGGCTTCCGGGTTGGCATACTTACCGGCCCAAAGCCGTTCCTGGTTAGTTTGCGAGGGGTTGTCCATCGTTATATTGTTTAACCTATATTAGGACGGGTTGTCCGTCGGGGGGGCATAAGGAGACTTATAACCGAACTCTGCATAGTGCCTGAGCTGACGCTCATTGGCTATACTACTATACACCAGTTCACGTTCTTTGTCAAGCACATCTTGCTCTAGTTCGGATTGTGGCCACTTGAGAAGTTCCTTTAGGGCTGCAATTCGCCCACGGCGTCGGTTGCGCTCTCGTTCTCGAGAGGTTGGCAAGCCAATCGCCCAAAGAACCGTCTCAAGGACCCCTGCTCGAAAGTCCTCATTGAGAGAGGAAGCCGCAATGGCTTCCATCTCAGCCACGAGCTTCGCTTGGTATGCTGGGAGTACAATCTCCGTCCAACCTGGCGAAGCTACAAAACTTTGGAGGTATCTAATGCGGTCTTCCTGATTCATGATCCTGATAACGTCCCTTCTAAGCTACCTTGCTGGGCCTCGCCGCCCATAGCTAGGAGTTGCATGGGGTCTATGGGGAGACCACCTACGCCCGGCTGGGGGAAGCCTGGTGCACCACTCGGGGGAGGGGCACCCATGGGCAACTGCCCGCCCTGGATTTGCTGCAAGGCCATCTGTTGGGCGGGCGTGGGTTGGAGTAACTCATCCACGTTATCCATCTCGAAGGTCTGAAATAGGTCGCGGATGAAGGCTTGCCAGTTGACAAGCTGCATGGCCATTGGGTTGGCTTGGAGCGCTTGGAGGAGCAGCACGGAGTTCTGCTGCCGCGCGGCTTTCCCTAGGGTTTGCGTAGCGCCGCGAGCCACCACATCATAGTCTTTGTTGATGTCCTCCAAGGTGATCGGGATGACCTCGGGAGGGATTTGCTCGCCGGTGATGGGATTGATGAGCGCGTTAATGCCCAGGATCTTGAGTTCCCGCGGGGTCTCAAGGAATTGTTGGTTCAGTGATCTGAAGGTATCCGCGACGGGCTCAATGAAGCCCTCCTCTGCAAACCGGCTCTCAAGGAGGAGCCTGACGGAGACATTCTCCTGGCGGGCTAGGAACTCCCTTGCGGTTGTCCTTGACGACCCACCGCCCTCCGTCTGTAAGCCCTCGGTCAGGCCGGTGCCTTGCTCAAGGAAGCGCTTAAGCTGCTCGATCTCCCCATAGGCTTGCTGGATCTGCCGAAGATCCGGCACAATGGGCATGAGGGCCTCGGCGGGGTTTCCATCTACACCCACGAGCTTCCCAGACCTCATGTAGAGGTTTCTGGTTTCGACCCCCTTTGAACGATCGTAAGCAAATACGGGATCAATAAAAATGTCGAGAGCATCGAGTTTCTGATTCGCGATCCTGTTAATAGTGAGTTGGAGCTTCTCTCCAATTTCCATCTTGCCAATGCCATGGAAGAAGTGAGGGTCCTTGAGCGGGGAATAGGCGATGAAGGGCTTCTTTCCATGCCAGAAGGGGTTGGGTGCATTCCTCAGGACCTCCGTGCGGCCGGCTATGGTGATGACACGTTGGGTGGCCATCCCATCGGTCAGGAACTCGGAGGGGATGGTCCCCCACATTTCCAGCAACTCTACGGGCTTGGCGTACTTTTCCATCTTCTTCGCCTCAGGCTCGGCGAAGGGTCCCCGGAGCATCCCACGTCGGGCGTCCATCTCGCGGTCCACCTCGACGCGCAGGCCCTTTTCCTTGAGGCGGAGGAAGGCATTACGGTCGAACACCTCTGGCCCACCCTCCGAGATGGGCTTCGACATGAAGTCAAGCTCATCCATATCGAGGTAATATCGCCGGATGACCCAATCCATCTCCTCGATGGTACGGACATTTGGCTGGGGGAAGAAGTCGATCATATCGACCACCTCGAAGTTAGGCCCATCGAATTGGGTCACTTTCTCCGTGATGGTCTTCTCACGCTTACCCATCAGGGAAGCACCCTCAATGGGGGCTCTCTTCTTGAGGAACTCTTCTTTGTGGAGCCAACCTGTTTGGCAGATGGCCGTGCCATATAGGTCTGCGCAGAGGAACATATCTGCGGCCTTCGAGAGGATATGGATGTCGCGCATCTGAGCACTTAGTAATAGCTCGTTCTTCCGCGCGATGGCAGTATCCTCTGGGCCATACCCGAACATGGACACGTATGGCCACACGCCGAAGGATATGTTGATCTTCCGCGCTACGTCCGTCCACACAGTGGAAAAGAGGAGCGGGATGGATACATCATTGCGGAAGGCTTGATGCGCGCCTGAATGCCACCCGCGGTATAGGTTATACCACCGCGCGGTGCGCATAAACATGGAGGTGTAGACGTTCTTTGAGTGATTGAACCTGGACATAACCAGGTCGCGTACATCAGGAGTCATTCGTGCTCTATATAGATGGCGGTCTCTTGACCGCACATTGGGCATCGAGGAAAGTCAACAGAATCCTCGGGCATCATAACGGGCCATTGAAGATCACACTCTGGACACATAAACTCAATGGCGTACCACATAAACGGAGGATCTTCTAAGTCGGCGTTTATAAACTCCTCTTGGGAAAGGAAGTCAGCAAGGTTATCTTCAAACCACTTCGTCAGAGGTGGCGTCAAGGGGCACCTTCATACACACCGCCCTCGTGAAGATATTCCCGTCAGGGCTCTTGGCGGTGTCGCCGAGGCGGATATAGAAGGAACACTTGATGTCAGGATAAAGGAGCCGATGGTCGGGGGTGTTTACAGCGTAATATAGGAAGCTGTTCTTATTCCAGAAGGACACATGCGTTGGGTCTTGGAAGGCCCCCCGCCCATCGGTGGACGGCACCACAATGTCGATGACCCCGCCCATCTTGAGGACGCGCCACGCCTCGTTCATGGAGTGGATGGGCGAGCGCAAGTGCTCAAGGATGTGGGAAGCATCAATGAAATCTACTGAATCATCCTCGAATGGCCACCGTTCATTCAGGTCTGCAACGTGGGTGATGCCTGGATGTGGGTAGATGTCTACGGTAATCCAATCAGGCCGGGCAAACCTACCAGCGCCAAGTTGGACGGCAATGCCATCTACAGGAGGGGTGGCGGTATGCTCAGTTACAAAGGCTTGCTCAGTCATACGGTCCTTTGGTATATTGCCATGATATGGGCTTCATCTTGGTTGACTTCATATATCTCAGGATCTTGGAGTAGGTTTAAGCCTACCCATTCGCCTAAGGCGGCCATTCCATCTGGGAGGAAGCGCCAACAGTCGATCGGGTGTTGGTGGATAGGCCATCTATGGGGTACGATGATACACACCCACCCATCAGGCTTAAGTACCTGTTTGATCTGTTGCATCGTCACCCATGGATAAGCTACATGCTCCAAGGTATTACCTGAGATCACTACATCGTAGGACTCGTGGGGGAGATCCCACGCCCAAGGGTCATCTAGGACTACATCGACATTTGGTCCTTCCTGGATGTCTGCGCCAGTATACTTGCAATGTGCAAACAAACTCCGAAAGGTGTCCGTTTGGCCGTCAGCTATCCGTGAGCCAACATCAAGGACTTTAGATCCCGCGGGGATGCGCGCCCCAAAACTTGCCATTAGGTTCATGGACCGCTTATCCATGGAATACCTCAGGAACCTTCTTCTTTCGGAGAACTGTCTTCGCCAGTAATTAAGTCTTTAATAGTCACATGTGAAGGCACATAACCCAGGTTCCAAACGTGACGATTTAAGTTATTATTAACCGCTTGTATCACAGGCCATGCTCTCTTGAAGTTTTCAATGTATGGATCATTCATCGCTGGAATACTTCTGGGACCTTAAGGGGCATGGGATCTCCGTTAGGGGCAACCACATAACCCATCTCACGGATATGTTCGAATAAATCCCTAGTCAAATAGACATCCGCCAAACAATAGTCGAATAGCTCTCCAAAGCGGCCTTGCCTCGCGAGGACAGGCGCTAAGGCACCAGTCATGCCATCTAGCTTCCCTCGTCCAATGGTTCGTTGGCATGTGGCGTCAAGTGACCATCCTTTCCGCGTATCGACCGCGTCAACAATGAGTTCAAGAAGATCCAAGTGGTGGCTTGGGGCCAATAGTGGTCCACCCAAGACTGATACCAATGGGAAGTCGAATCCCTTACCGTTGAACGACACAACGTGACTAGCTTCATTTAACGATGACCAAAGGGAGCCAATGGTATGGAGATCGTATAGCCTGACTCGGGAGGAGGGCTCAGCCAGGACAACGGCTGCTGATAGACCGGCCCGGCCGGCTTTGGCCGCTTCCCACCCTCCGACGGCTTCGACGTTTTCGGTGATTTCGGTGTCAAAGAATAGGATTTCATCTACCTGATCGGGCTCCTTGTCCATTCTATTTCCTCTTGGTGGTCATAAATATCCCTCATGGCCTGGTTATTGAGCTTACCTGTCTTCAGGTAATCATCCCAAGGCCGCTGGGGATAAGGGGGCGAGGCATCCCTCACATCTGGTCTATGGGGGCGATAGACGACCGTAGAGAAGACATCAGCGGCGGCATCCGCCCAGTCATCATGGTCGGAGATCCCAATGCGGGACATCTGCCACATGAGGTTAGGGAGGCCTGGGGCATCACGGCAAAGATACACGTGACCATCTACCCAATAGCCTGCACTCTCCGAGATGCGCGTGACCTTCTTGGTGCCGCGCCGCTCGATCTCGTGGAAGGGCGGGAGCCACATACCTGAGTTGGAGAAGGCCGATTGGAGGAGGATCTTCCAGGTGCCTTCCTTCCCGCCGATCTGCTTCTCATCGGTGATGGCGCGGATGGTGCGGCTTGTGCGACGGTATCGCTGGACGATCTCGATGAGCTTGTCCGTGAACTCCTCTGAGCGCCACCTGTTGGAACCATGTCCTTCTAGGAAGTACACATCGCCAGACTCGGGGGCGTGGCCCCACACCTGGATTACGGACTCATCGCCCATCCCTATTTTCTTCGGGTCTTTGAAGGCGGTGTCGCAATGGATGGTGTAAGACAGGTTCTTAGGAATGTCCTTTCGGTCCATGAGGCGATCTTGGATCTGCTCCATCTGGAGGGGGACTTGATCGCCGGCTCCAGGCCGGAGGCATACCTGCGCGGCATAGTCTGCGGGGTATTTTCGATTGTATTCCTCCAGTTCATGCTTGGGCCACACCTTAGGCATGAGGGGCTCTCCATGCTCCGTGGCGGCGGGCATGAAGTACATGAACCACTTTCCCTTAGGGTTTACGTAGCGGCGGTATTCCGGCGGGAGGGGCTGGCCGATGACTTCTCGGACACCATCGAGGCGGATGGCGTTTGTTACAACGTCTCCGTCAATGTAGGGGGTGGCGCAGAGGATACAGAGAGAATTATTCTTGAGGGCAGGGAAGAGTGATCCCACATGTGTATTTGCAAGTTGGACCCATCCGCCAGTGTCGCGGAGCTTTTCGCGTGTGATGGGATCATCAATGACAAGGTGGTCGGGGTGGTCACCTGTAATGCCCACCTCCACGGCCGAAGTCTCAACACTAGCTTCGGAACGAGAGACGCCTCGGGCCCGGTGGGTGAAGCGTCCCTTGGTCCAGGGGTCGATGCCTTCCCATTTTCCGTAGAGCCAAGTGAAGAGCGCACAAGGATCCTTTCCTTCGTAGAGCTTCTTAAGGACCTCTACGAACTCCTCAGCCTTAGTGACCGTTACCGAGTCAACGACAGTTGATAGGTTTGGGTCTTGGAGGTGGAGCCAAGCCGTGAAGGCTTTGGTCACAATGACTGTCTTACCGCTACCGCGTGCGGCATCAATCATGATGTAGAAGCGCTTCTGCTCAGGCGAAGCCCTCATAGCTTGCCAATCCCTAGCTATCTTCTCTAGCCACTCACAGAGGGGCCTATGGACGGCTTCATCAAGCCAAAAACCGTCCGGGTTCTCAGCGACGCCAAAGGCGTATTGGACGAAGGGCCAGAAGTGTGCCTTACATCCATCAGCGAGGAGTTCTCGCTCTGCATAGAGGTCCCAGGCTAGGTGTATTTCTTCGCTCCCTTACCGCCCTTTCCTTCCTTCAGCATCTTAGTGGAATACTTAACCCCGCGGGCTCGCCGCTCATCTTGCTCCCTCACATCACCAGCGCCAACCTTACGGGGATAGTCCATTTCCTTGAGTTCGCCAATGCGGCTTGAGGCCAAATCTGGTGCCAAGGACGCACGGAGCATTTCTATGTAGGGACCCTTTGGGTCCACGGGCTTACGGCGGATGGTTGCACTTTCTGAGGGGATCTTTCTTTTAGCCATTATGTGCCAGACTCGGGGGAGGGGGTAGGCTCGCCCTTCAAGCCACAGATGCAGGTGTAGGCGAAGTCTCCCGGTGGGAGGGTATAGCCCATCCATGACCAAATGTGGCCGTCTGGGCAGGCATAGGATTCTTCATACAGGGGGGTCCCCTCCGAGTCGTAGCCTTGTGTCATAGGCGTCCCCAACGGAAGTTGCGATACCGGACCTCAGGGGTCCCGCCAAAGAGGGACAGGCCATCCATGTTGCCGACGGCGAAGGCGGCGATGTCATGGGAGTCTGCGTGGATGCGGACGGTGCGGGCGCGGCCATTGAGGGAGTAGACGATCCACTCGCCTGCGCGGAACCACTCGAAGCGCAGTGGGATCCAAACTTGGGGTTGGAGGATGATTCCAGTGGACCAGACATCAACTACGATGTCGTAGTCGCCAGGGCGGCGCTGGAACCAGCGGCGGCCCTCCCCATCGGCGTTGTAGGTGCCTACGCGAAGCTCCGCGGTCGTCCCGTCGATGCCACGGGTTTGGAAGTCTGGCCGCAACCAGCCGGGATAGCCACCATTCTGGATGGGAGTCCCAAGGGCTTTATGACCTGAGGCAGGGGAGAGGACGTGGAGGCCCCCCGTCCCCTGAGGGACGCGATCGGTGGCGAAGTAGATATCTACCTCGATGAAGCCTTTTGAGATGGGCGTGGACCCATCTAGCCACCGGAGGGCCTCGGCGTTGGTGCGCATGGCCCCGTAATCGGTACCGCTTTGGAAGTTGCGCAGTTCATCCCCACAATAGCCAAGCCACCAGCCCACCAAGGGGACGTAGCCGGAGTAGCACTTGGCAGGATCCCCTGGAGGGTCAGGGGGATCAGGAGGTGTGGTATCAGGGGGCGCCGAGTCCGCCAGGACTTCGACTAGCTTAAAGGACCCTTCGCCCTGCCATACGACCTTCTCGCCACCCTCGGTGGCGGCGCCGCTCAACGTCAGAAGTAGGAGGGCGGCGCTTGCGCTTAGGGGGAACCACTTTAACATCCGGAAAATCTCCTAGGGGTACTACTCGCTGGATAAGGGAACGGGGGATTTGGTAGGTTCCTCGATAGTGTCCATCGGACCCTCGGTCAATTCCGAGGCGGATATGGGCCTCGGAGTCAGAGATGAGCCATCCTCCGGTTTCGAGGATGCAAGGCTCGACGGGGCCGGGTTTGGCTGTGTCAACGTCGGTGTCAACGTCAATTGAAGCATCGAGCCATCGAACGAGGATGTATTTGGCCATAACTTCTGGATAGAGGTGATGAGGGTTTCTTGTCCTACAACGCTAAGGAGGCGGGTTAGCCGGCCTACGCGCTCAAGCTCCGTCAGAGGCGCGGGGGGCCCGAAGGTCTCGGCTGGCCGGTGGACGGCTTGGAGGGTGGCCATCTCCCGGATGGCATGGATTCGATATTGCGGCGGAGCCGTCTTGGCGATGTGCGCCAGGACTGAGAGCATCTGCTCGACGGTTAGGGCGTTAGAGCCACCCTCGGGGGGAGGGCCAGCAGCCGCGGCGATAGCCGCTTGGAGCTTCTCCGGGAGGACTTCATCGCGATAGTTCCTCCGGAAGCCATCTGCGGTGCCCTCACTTGAGAGTTGCTGGATGGCCTTGGTCGCGACCTCTACGGGGTCAGGGCCGGCTAAGGTCCGGGCGACGGTGTTGACGATTGCGTCAGTGACGCGGCCGGAGATTTTCTCGCGCAGTTCGGGATAACGTTCGATGAAGAGTTTCTTATACGTCCCGACTGTACGATAGCCCACGCCCATCCGCGCGCCGATCTGGGCGTCTGTCATCCCATGGCCGGAGGTCCCCTCTCGGCCGACCCAACGGGTGATGAGGAGTTCGAGGAGTCCCTCTTGGGCAGTGGGCGTGAGGCGGCACCACCCGCCGCCCTTCTTCTTCCGCGGGGACTTGCTTACGTCCCCGCCCTTGACATCGTGGAGGTTTCGGCCCTTCCCGAAGGGCACTTCGGGGGCTTTTCCCTTGTTTCCCAGTTTCGGCATTTTCTCAGCAAGTATATTCCTACACGCTACATTTGTCAAGTTTAGAAATTAGGAAAGCTTCACAAGGGGGGGCTCCCCCATGGCCTAGTCCTTGCTGCTGCACCACGCGTGCCATGATGTATGGACCAAGGCTTGCATAAGCATGCATCATGCCACGCATGAAGACATGCGCACACACTTGCTCATGGTGGTTTCCCGCAGGAAACCCCTATAAATATAGGGATATCCTAGCAAGGGAGATATATTTAGCAATTTAGCTAAGTGAGCTTACCTGAGTGCATTTCGCCAATTGCAATGGCATTTCGCCCGATACCATAGCGTGGTTTGTGGTAGCGCAAGCACTTGCGCCCGGCACGCACTTTGCTCTAACCCTTGGGCAACCGCGGCGACTAGGCGTCGCGACAAGATGGAGAATAACATGAGAACGTCAAGGAAAATGAAAGCGACGAAGCCTCAACCGTGGCTGGCCGCATCTACAAATGCGGCTCGCCCAATACTACAGAACGTGCTGTTAGCGTCTAGCGAAGGGTCAGAAGACTCTTTTGACGTTACAGCCACCGACGGCCGTATTCTGGTTCATTGCCCGGGGTTTTTGTTTGCCCCGGACTTAGGGCGGAAGGCATGGCTAGTGAACGCTAAGGCTTTCGGGGCCGTGGTCAAGGCGGCAGGAACCCTGCCACCGGCTGTGGATCGGCTCAAGCTCGTGCTAACGGCCAGGCACGCGGCCGGATCGGTCTCGGCCGATCTAATTGACGAAGCCGGGCGTTTCCCGGCTTGGCGCCACTTGGTTCCAACGGGCGGGCCGACCGACTCGGCCGCGCTCCTGAATCCTTACCTGTACCACAGGCTCGCCAAGGCCATGGGGTTAGCGGATGATGGGACCGGGTTTGACTGCGAAACCTATGGGGCGACCAAGGCGGTCAAGGTCACGACCAACAACAGTTTAGGTCTGATAATGCCGATTTTTGGCAAAGCCGCTGAGCGGGAGCGGGAATAGCCATGCGGCAATGGCATTCCTTGGCGTCCACGAGAGGATGATTCCAATGACTAAGGAACTACGCTACCGAACTTACGCTAGCTTCTCCGAAGCCTTCGCGCGCTTCTCCGCGGCCCGGCGCGTCATCCATTGGTATGGCACTGACCATCATTGGGTCGTTGTCCTACGAGGAGCCTAACCATGCGCTCCCTAATTTACCTCGCGGTCTTCTCCCTAATCCTTTTCGGTTGCTACCTCGCCGGCCGCATGGTAGCCTTGACCATGACTGGATACTAAACTATGAACCCTTACCTTTGGTCACTCTATGAAGCCCTCGGAAACTCCCTAGAATGCCTCGGCCTCGGCCTCACGGCCGCCGCTCAACGCATCCGCCGTTGCCCTGATTGTGGTGGCTCACGCTACTACACCAAGGATTGCCGCAATGCCTAATCACCTTCGTCTAATCTCCGCCTTTGCCTGTTTCCTTAGCCGCATAGGCCACGCGCTTGACCTGTGGGCTTACACCCACGCCACCCAAACCCCACGGAGGCATTGGTAAAAAATGCCCCTAGAGGAGTCCCCCATGCGTCATTCCCCACTTTGGCTCGCGGCCTTGGCCTTAGCCTTGGTCGCTTGCTCGACCACGCGCTCTAAGCCCCAAACCTCCCCAGACCTGTTCACCATTGCCGAGGGCGACTCCATTGGCGGTCCACCGCTGATCGACGGCCTACCCGAATGTGAAGCGCGCTAGGCGCGCTAAGGAGCTACCCATGCGTGACTTTGACCGAATCAAGGCCCTCGCTGGCGAAGTCGCCAGCACCTTCGAAACCTCCACCCGGCCTGATGGTAAAACCTTTGTAAAACTTAAGGACGGGCATCCCCAGTGGATGCAGGACCTCTGCTTCGACGCCCATGGGGATGGCGCCATGCTCCCTAACGATTGGCGATACGAATACATCCGCGAAGCCTGCGACCGCCTTGCGGAAGCCTCCGACGAGGATGAAGCCCGCGACTCCATGGCCGAGCCTGATACCTACACCTCGCACCTCCTGGCCTGGCTGGCCTCAGGGGGAGGTCGCCTAAACTACTGCGATGAGGCCCTGGCAACCTACGGCAAGGTGGAATCCACCGAAGCCCTCATCGCCATTGGCCAAACCCTCGAACGCGAGGAGGTCTTTGGTCAAGTCCTAGCCTTCCTCGAAGCCTACGCCGATGACCTCGAAGACCTCGAAGACGAGCCCCAAACCTTGGGAGACGCCTAACCCCATGCAATTCAAATCCTTAGCGGAAGCGGAAGCCTTTCTAGCCGCTAAGTCCGCCCAATGGCGCTCAGGCTCACCCTGCCCAAAGTGCGGCCGCACCCTCTCGCCTTGGCCACTCCGTCGCGGGAAGGAGCCTAGATGCTCCCCCACCGGGTGGGTTAACTGCATAGCTAAATACCCCTTGGAGGAATCCCCCACATGATCCGCGCCGAACGTGAAACCGTCATCATAGCCAACCTAGGCGACCTCGATGAGGGCTTCTTCCTCATCTCGACCACTGAGCCTGGCGTACTCGCACGCCTTAAGCGCTTAGCCGCCTCGCGCCTAATCATCGAAGCCGCAAAGAATGCCAAAGGCCGGGAGGTCTCTTGGGAGATCCGCGTCCCCGCAGACCTATGGCGGGGGTCCGCCCTGAGGGTCGCCCGGCGCAGGACACTCTCGGAGGAATCCAAGGCCCTGCGCTCCTCCAACCTGAATGCCCAACATGCCCCAAAACCGCCCATAGCTATGGGCGAGGAATGACCTATCTCTATCCACCCATACCTAGGTATGGCTCGGAGGGCTTTACCCTCTGGAAGGCCCAATTAGCCATGACCCCCAATGATCCCGTTGCCGTGGACATCCTACTTGCCATAGGACGCCGCTTTATCAATAACGATGGCACCCTACACCTTCGAGGAGTGTGCTGGTGCTTTTGGCAACCTGGTCCCGACGGCAAACCTACCCATACTCCACCATGCCTAGCTGCCAAGGCTTACGTTGGGCAGCCTTTCACAATTCCTTGACATCCCCTTCCCCCAAGCGTATCCTTACTGAGCGCCCACCCTTACCCTAACCCCAAAGGAGAGCCCCATGCTCCTCACCATCCTCGCAGGCTTGAGCCTGGTGGATATTTTTTGGTTTCTCTGGCGTTGAGCCTGGTTCGGCGACGTGGAAGGGACACATGCCCAGACAGTGGGACGAGTCGGTGACGATCTGATGCAACTGACTAAGCCCGGCCAAGAGTAGGTTTCGAGTCCTACGCGAACCACTCGGGGAGGAAGGCTAACCACCTTCCTCCCCTTCTTGCTACCTGCCGCCACCCTCCCCCCGAGTCTGGCACACCCTGCCCCTACGCACCATACCTAGCCAAATCACCACTTGACTTGGGACCTGCGGTCCCATAACCTCAAGCTATGAAGATCCACCACGCACACGCCATCCTTGCCAAGGTCGGAGAGGTCCATTACCTCAAGGTCCCCTCAAGCCACAAGACCCCTTGGGGTTGGTCCATCCATTGGGCACCAATGGCCGCATACGAATCCTTGGTCATCGCTGAGGCTTCCTTAACCACCTACCGAAAGGCCAAGCCATGATGGTCACATCCCCTTCCACATGCGGCTTTTGCCATCGGACCTATCGCCGGGGGGTCCATTGGTGTTTTGCCTCGATGGGCTTGGCGAGCCTATCCACCTGGACCCACAGGGCCATGGCCGCATGCGACCACGCCCTCCAAGTGGCTGAGCGCGAACACACCATGGCCTCCATGCTCCAAGTCCCCGCCATCGAGGCCATGATCCTCGAAGCTAGGGCGAAGGGCATCCTTGCCAAACTCGGGGGGAGGGCTACCCGATGACTTGGTATAACCTTGCAAGTGCGCGCATTCGTCTCCGAAGGGATTGGCTCCTTTTGAGCCCCCAACTATTTCTACGGTACCACATTGGGGCAGTCCGCGAGGCCCTCATCATCCGCATAAAGGCCATCCCATGGACCAAACTGAACGGCTCATAGCCAGCCACATGTGGCGCGCGGCGAAGATCATCCACCAGGTGACTGAGCCAAAGGCCGACCCACGCCATCCCAGCATCGTCCTCAAGTCCCTGGACCAAGCGGAGATACACCTCCTGAGTGTCCTAAAGCACATGGTCTCCCTACGGGCAAAGTGGCATGAGAAGCCCTGAACTCCCGATCTTGCGGACTAAGGCTTGGTGGAAGTGGGTAGCACCGTGCCGCAACCAGCTTGAGCGGGACATTTGGCTTGGCACGCGGATAGGTTCCCCCGCTCCTGGGTCTCTAAACTTCATACAATGGATGGAGCGTCTTGTCACAGAAACCCCTAGCCTCTAAGCTCGTCACGGCTTACGCCGTAGGCACCCATTCCACTGGGAGGGCTACCCCAGATGCTTTCCATCCACACCACATGCACCTCCGAAGGATGCTGGGCATTCCAAACAACCACATGGGCGCCATGGCGTTTAATTTTAAAATGGGACTCGCCCGCGCCCCCAAGGCGGCCCCGCGGGCGGAAGGGTACTAGGGAGGGAGAGTAGGAGTGAGATACCACTTCCTCCCTCCCTCCCACTCACTCTCCTACTCCCTAGGGGGGAGTATGAGGGGGGGTATTGGGGAAAACCATGCGCCCCATAGACTTACAGGTAATTGGTGCTAATTATTACCTAATTAAATACATACACCCGCGTGTTCAATTTATTTTGCCAAACTTTTTACCAGCCAAATGAGGAGTAGTTTCCCACCTCATTTTCGCATTGACCTCCCTAGCCCAATGAGGTAGATTATGGACTCTAGTATGCTCCGTTGGAAAGGATTGAAGCATTGGGAAGTCTGTGCATGGGAGCCGTCCGACCATCCACTCCTGTTTTGGGGCCTGTTAGAGATTAGGAGTGCCATTGAAACTACTCACCGCAGCCCAAGTCACCAAAATCCAGATGCCACCTTGGGTGCTGGACGGGTGGATACGGGCTAAAACCCTAACCATGCTCTCGGCCCCTGGCTTCGCCGGGAAGTCAAACCTAGCCACTGCCCTGGCCGCCCACGCGGCCTCCGGCCGTGGTTTCCTTGGCCAACCCGCGCCTGTAAGGCGCATGAGGGTAGTCTATGTCGGAAACGATGCCGCAGATTGGGACCACGCCACTCAGCTCAGGCGCATACTTGCCGGCGCCGGCCTCCCCCCCGAGTCTTGCGACCCTACAGACGAGCACTCCGGCGGCCTTTGGTATTGCTTCCAATCCCTCACACTTTCTGATCCAAGTAGGTTCGATGAGATATTGGGTAGTGTTGCGTACCCTTCCGGGGCCCTTCCTGACCTCATCGTGGTGGACACGCTTAGGGCGTTTCACGACCTTGATGAAAATGATTCTACGGCGATGACCCATGTTATGCGCTTCTTCCGGGGATTTGCTGCAAGGAATGCCGCCATCCTCTTGCTCCATCATTCCAAGAAACCCCCTCGGGGGGAGGGTGCCGGCTCATGGGAATGGGATTCTGCCAGAGGCTCTAGTGCCATTCATAATTCCCTTGACACGCATATGATCCTCGTGCCATTCTCAGGGCGAGGTAGGCGACCGAAGCTGGGGGCCAAATCCTCAAAGATCAGCGTTAGGTGGGTGAAGGGAAGGGGGGGGGCTGCGGCACCTGCGTTACGCTACAAGATGGAGTGGTCAGATGAAGCCATTCGGTTCACGGAGATACGCCCGCCTGGCCGACCTATGGTATCAGGCGTGGAGAGGGTCCTCTGATATAGAGGGGCTTGCACCCCTACGAATCAAATTAGTTTGGCGGGATAGGTTAACCCACCCTAACTTCAAGTTTGCCTGTCAGCGTGATTGGTTCGATAACCTCAAAGGAGATAGCTCAAATGCTTAAGTCCAAGCAGATTGCCCAAGGTGACTTGCTTTTCGTCGCCGTCGATACGGAGGAGTTCCGTGGAGAAGTCATGGCAAAGGATGAGTTCGGCCGCTACATTCTCGCGCGTGGTGAAGCCACTGGCCACGTCCACGCCGTGGCAGAGTCCCCGAGTGTGGAGATTGTTGAGCGAGGTGGAAATCTCTATCTTAAGGTCCTTGAAGACACCGAAGTGACCCACGAGACGGCGCCCAAGGTCCTCACCATGGAGCATGGTACGGTCACCCTCACCCCTGGGACCTGGCAGCTTAAGCGTCAGTTTGAGTGGGATCAGGGCGCGCGGTTGATGGCCGATTAGGTGGCCTTGGTTAAGCTATACGTCCACGCGGTTACTGGACCGCTGTGTAGCGGGCCATTCTCTTACTACAGTGTCATAATTAGCTTGAAAGATAGAATGGAGGCCAGTAAGGATGTCCCAAAAGCTCACCAAGGAACAAGAGGCGCTGATCCCCAAGTACCACGCTAAGTGGGAAAAGATCGCGCAATCTACCACCTTCGATATGCCTGCGGCTGAGGCGGCACTGCGTCGGTGCTACGATGCTGGTGGCCTCCCTCAGCCGCGGGATATCTTCTACGCAGATGATCCAGTCCAGGGGCGTGATCTTTGGATGGAGAAGTCTGGCCAAAAGAACTACTCCGATGCCATCCTCTATGGCTCCATGGAAGCAGGCTGGCTAGCCTACTTCGACTTCATGGAGGAGGTGGTTAAGGAACCACAAGAGCCCATCATCCTGGCATTCATCGAGCTGGCAAAGGTCTCCGGCTGGTGTTTCGTCCACGATGAGTGGGCGATCATCACCCCGAAGCCTGCAACCCTCCGAGTGGATGATAGGTTTCGTGCCCACTCCCTCGCTGGCCCTGCACTGGCGTACCCCGGTGGGAAGCTGGTGCAGCATTTCATCGACGGGATCCCTATTCCTCCAGAGGACTACGAGGGATGCCGTTCTTGGCCTGTCTCTAAGCTCCTCCAATACCCCAACATTGAGATCCGGCGATGTCTCATCAAGCTCATTGGTGGGGCTAAGCTGGTTAAGGAAGCTGGGAAGCGCATCCACTCCGACGATTTCGGCACCCTCTACGAAATCGAAGGCGCCGCGGATGGGGATACCCGTTTCCTGGTATGCCATGTTGTTAACGGGACGCCAGAGCCAGACGGGACCTACCGGGACTTCTTCCTGATGGTCCACCCTGAGCTGCGGCCCATCCTCAATGACCGCGGGGACCTAGGCGAGCCGCAGAAGCTCACCGCCCGGAATGCCGTGGCCTCGACCTACTCCCTCCGCGGGGAAGACTACAAACCTGCCTTGCGGACATAGGTTGTCTAGGCCAACTTGCGAGACCTGTAAGCAGCCCTCCGATGACCTGGTGCGGGTGAGGGTACTCCATCCCTTCGCCGCTGCCTGGGACATTTGCGAGGGCTGCTACAGGAACATGGCCCATTACCTTGAGTCCCTTCGACCACAAGAGATGTTCCGATGAGGCTTGTAGACCTAAGAGATAATCATTGGGCTAAGTGGTATGCAGCCATGTCTGATATGTCGTGTATCAGGTTCTCGTTGCAATACAGCATTAGCTTGGCGGAACTAAAGCGAGTAATCCTAAAATGAGCCAATGGACGCGAGCGTACATTTTCGGCTTGGTGGCAGGGATGTTGTTCCTAGTGGGCTTAGTCACCTTGTGGAAAGGCATCGCCCCATGATCCTTCAACACATTGAAGGGCGGGATATGGTTGCGGCGCTTTCCTACCCAAGTTTCCATGGCTTCGTCTTCCAATCTGGTCAACATGACCCAGATGCCCGCGATGCTGCCCTAGCACTATGCAAAACCCATAAGGTGATGTACCTGTACAAGCAAACACTCACGCGGCCAGAGCCGGATTGGGTAGGAGGTGGGGATGCCTGGTTTGACTTTGTTGATGGGCTCCCCTTCCTTGGGGTAGATGGAGCAGCATCCATTGCGTGGGCCTTTGGGCGTAAGATCATTGGGTGGCCTGAGTTAACGCAGACCCAAATAGATACCATGGTAAACCTACTAGTCGAGCAGATGCGCTCCCTCACCCCCCCGAGTGATGCGACACCAGGTCTTTTCCTTGATCTAACATGGAGGCGTCCACATCCTTGGATGTTCCGGGAGGGGGGGCCAATGTACCCAGATTATACCGCGGAAACCTGGACGCAATGGGAGCGCCGTTTCATTTACTTCCTTGAATCCCTTAAGGATAAGTCTATTCCATTTTTAGCTAATGGTGATAGGTCCTTAACGCCCCATGCGCTCTATCGAGAGCATTCCCAAAATAATTGGCTTGAAGATTCTTCAGCTTGGCTTATGGAGCCAAGCCGGGATGTTCTCTCAGTCCTTGCAGAAGACGGGGAAGCAGTCTTCCGCTTGGTGGATTTAGCAGCTATTCATCGGCGGAAGTGGATTGGCTTTACCGGGCATGATCCTCATGCGATTAATGCAGCCTATGCTTACGCAGCTGAAGTACTTGGTTGGAGGGTGGGGAAATGAGCGCGGAGCGAGACCTGGCCATCGCGCGGGCGTGCACGTCACTGCGGTACTCCAATGGCGAAGTGAAGATTAACGGGTACCCGCCGACTAATGCCGACCTGCGCGCCATCATCGCGCAGGTCAATGCTTCGCTCGGGGGAGGTGATGCCTCTGATCCCAGTGACGGTCAACTATCCGTACCAGCCATTGAGTCCCTACCAGTGACTTCGGGGGCGTCCGGGATAGACGAATCGAGCAGCACTATCGGCCAAGGAGCCAGCGCGGAATGCTCGTCCCGTATGTCTGGACCTCCGGCGCAAGCGGCCGAGCCCCCGAGCGATCTTCCGTCTATCTGCTGCCAAATGTGCGCGGCAATCGCTAGGGCCGCCGCCCGCGAGGCTAAGCGCGAGGCGGTGTGGCTGATACGCGAACTCGTAGAACTAGCAGCGCACTACCCAAAGCATCCAGCCGTACAACATGGCCGCCTCTACATCGCCGCCGCCGAAGCGGATGCAGCGGAGAAGGGGACGGCGTGAACTTCCTGCGCCTGCTGTTCCATCGTTGCTGCCGGCATGAAATGCACACCAGCTACAAAGCTGAGCCGGGAAAATGGGGGAAGTGGATGTGGATGATGTGCTGTAAGTGCGGCCAACGAGATGAGCAGTTTTTCCCGGCCGTAGCGTGTAAGGCCAAGCCATGACCACCGACAGCGCGCGTCTGGCGGCGGAGGAGTGGTTAATTGACCAATTCGAGGAGATCATTTTCCGCAACGAGACGGGACTAGAGACGGCCATAACGCTAGCCAGCATCGCCGCCGACTTTGCGGAGAGGTTGGCGAGGGCACATGGCGAGGCCGTGCGTTTCCCACTCGGCGTCTCGGTGCAGCCAGACGATCCGATGATCGGTCTTAAGCTTATAAACGCACGCAATCGGGCCTGGGCGGTTGCCGATGCACCGCTCCCCTGGGCCGAGGCGATGAAGGAGGGGAAGTGACCGTCGCAGAACTTATCAGCTTGCTTCAACGTGAAGATCCAGCATCGAAAGTGATACTTGATGGATGCGATTGCTACGGTGATGCTTACGCTGTTAAACGTAAGGTCTCAGTTAAACGTAAGGTCTCAGAGGTTTACATTGTGCGCCCAGATGGGTGTTGGTTAATGGACAAATGAATCCCCTCATAGCGGCAGCTAAGGTGTGGCATGGCGTTGCAAAGCAACGCGGATGGGTGTGGCTTCAAGGAGACCGAAGGGCATGGTGGTTAACATCTCACAGGTCGAGTCTTTCCTCGAATGTCCTCGGCTTTGGTGGTGGAAATACCACCTCAAGCGAGGGCATGATGAGGGACGAGCAAGTTATGATACAGATGGAAGCAATGCGCTTGATGTGGGAAAACTTTGGCATAGGGTCGCAGCCGGTGAGGAAGCTCTCCCCCTTGATGCGCCTCTTTGGATGGTGAGGGCATATGAAAGCCTCCTTGCGTGGGAAGATGCTCACAAAGATGTCACCACCATTGGAAACGAGCTTGAGCTGCGCGCTACTTTGGAATCACACGTACTTGTCGGACGACTTGATCGGCTGGTTTCATGGAGAGGGAAGCTCTGGCACTTCCAACATAAAACCATTGCTCCCTCAAAGCCCCTGGGGGTCTTTAAACGCCTGATAGCGAGGTCCTTCCATGAAGTCGCATACGCCTACCTCGTATGTAATACGAGCGAAATCCCTTTGTCAAACTATGGAGGAACTATACTCGCGGTGGTGCGAAAGCTATCAGATAAATCCCTCGCTTTACAGGAGCCTTTCTCTGTCGAGTACCTCCCTCTTTCGGGATATATGGAG